GGTGTCGGAGGAGTGAGCCTTTAGGCGAGTGGGGGAGTAAGGCTTACGAAATCGAAGATAGAGTGGTGGTATACCCTTGCCAGATTATTTTTTATAAAAAGCCCCTTGTTGTTGGACGAGCCGTTGTAGGCGAAGATCAACCACAAGGTATCTGGTTAAGAAGAAAGAAGAAAATATATAAAAGAAGAAAGAATATATTCTTCTTATTACTCTTTATTGTTTGTTGTTGTTGGAACTCTTTTCTATAGGCAACAACAACAACGAGGAGGCCTCTCAGGCGTGATTTGACGGGCCTGATAAGATGCATGTTGATACCGTCCCAACAGTTCGACAATGGATATGAGGGTGCCCATATGGCTACAAGGACAAAGAAATTTGAGCAAGAAACGCAGGAGAAGCAGTCAATATTCCTCTCCATCTATAGCGCGGGTGCGTCCACATCAGCCGCAGCCAGGGGAGCGGGAACCACGCGTCACACCGTCAAGCGCTGGCTCGACGGAGACATCAACGGGTTCAGGGATCTTTATGAGAATGCTCAAAACGATTTTAAGGATTCGTTGATTGAGCGAGCGATGAGCCGGTTGAATGAGCAGAAGGCAAATGATTCACCGTTGTTGTTGATCACGATGCTGAATGCCTATATACCTGAGCGGTTTAGGCCGAATACCTTGGCGACTGAGGAAGTGGCAAAGGAAACGATTAAGGAATTGAGGGCGCTCAGTCAGAAAGCGTTTAAGGAACACCCGCAAACTGAGGAGCAGATGACGAGCAAGTCACCATTGCAACAGGTGGAGGACATTATCCTCAGCCGTAAGGGATCGGGTAATGACAACGGAATCCATTGATGTCAAGAATTACCTGTATCAGAAGGTAGGGTTCGAGCCTACACCTGAACAACGCAGGATTCTGCACTCCGATAAGCGGTTTATCCTCGTGGCAGGGGGTGAACAGGCCGGGAAATCATATGTCGCATCAAAGTTTCTGCTAGGTAGGTGCTTCGAGGACGGCGAGAAAGCCCTCTACTGGCTGGTTGCCGCTGATTACGAACGTACACGCGCCGAATTTGAATACCTTGCAGAGGACTTTGCAAAGCTTGGCATACTTTCTGAGGTAAGCAAGCGCATCGATCCCGGAAAGATTGTGCTCGTCGATGGCACGCGAATCGAAACGAAGTCTGCTAAAGACCCACGGACACTCGCGATGCGGGCGCCGAATGGAATCCTTGGTTGTGAGGCATCACAACTTGATCTGGAAACCTTCTATAGGCTACGTGGAAGAGTCGCTCCTAAACGTGGCTGGCTTTTTCTTTCTGGAACACACGAGGGTTCGCTTGGGTGGTATCCCCAAATGCAGATCGCATGGGAACACGGCATGGGAGACGAGGTAAGCTTCAACCTCCCCTCGTATTCCAACTTCCACCTCTACCCAGGCGGTAAGGACGACCCAGAAATACAGCGACTGATGCGCGATTCATCAGATGACTTCTTCCTCGAACGTATCGAAGGTATCCCCTCCCCTCCTCGAGGTATCGTCTTCCCAGAATTCCGACCAGATATCCACGTCAGAGATGTAAAGTACATACCAGACGAACCTGTACAAATATGGATGGATCCAGGCTACGCTGGGGCATACGCAGTCATGGCAGTGCAGGAGATAAATGGACAGTTCTGCGTCATCGACGAGGTATACGAGCAAGGACTCATCACATCAGAGATGATTCAACTCGCTCAGAACAAAGAATGGTGGCCCGATGTCAAAAGCGGCGTCATCGATATAGCCGGACTCCAACATCAGTCGATGGCTGCACCCGCAGAGGTCTGGTTAGAGCAGACTGGACTGTATCTCAGCTATAACAAGGTGCGAATCAACGACGGAACAGAGCGATTGAAGGGATTTCTTAAGCCCGATCCTCTTACTAACCTACCAAAACTGGTGGTAGCACCCCATTGTCAGGGTTTATTATCTGAATTCGGAGCAGCACCAAACCCATTCGACGGCCAGACCCGGGCCTACCGATGGAAAACAGACCGCGATGGCTCAATTCTTGGCGAAACTCCCGAAGATAAGTATAATCACGCAATCAAAGCATTGATTTATGGTATTGTAGATAAATACGGGTATGGATACATACAGAATCGTGACAAGATTCGCGTAAGGCGGTGGTGATGGCTAGAAGAAAACCAGAAGAAATCATCGATCTCGTCGAACAACACGACTATGACACCGATGCCCTGCGTCAAAGATTCACGAGTGACTACCGTTTGTACCGATTAGAAGAGTTCGACGCCGGTGAAGGCTACGAATCCTATACTTCTAATGAGCCAATGACCTATGCGGATAAGGTAGTATCCTTCCTTACCGATGCTGAACTGATCGTTCGTATTCCCTACAACAATGGCGACGAAGAACAACGCAATGCAAACGATGCAAAGGAACGATTCATCCTTGGAAGCATGCGTGCAGCAGATGAACGGTTGCAACGAAGACTCCAACCAACACTGCGCCAGCAGTTCGCCTGGTACGTAACCCTTCGTGGTTGGTATGCAGGCCGCGTTCTCCTCGTAAAAGACAACGATGGTAATACCCATGTCGACGTTACTCCGTTCGATCCACTCCATACCTTCTGGGGTATAGGAGAAAATGGCCTCGAGTGGGCGTGCTATCGGATACGCAAGACCCGGGCAGAGATAAAAGCACAGTACGGGGTCGATATAGACCGCGAACCAAACAGTCTGTACAACCAGGATATGGGTGTGCAGGTCTACGACTACTACGACAACGAGATAAACACGGTTATATCCGAAGATGGCCGCGTATTAAAACGCCCAACCATGCATGGCGCACCACGATGCCCCGTATTTGTTGGCTGCGTTGGCTCATCACCATGGATTCAGGACGAAGATATCAGCGAATGGCGCGAAGCTATCGCCGATTATGGTGAATCAGTCTTCAAATCGACCCGCAACGTCTACGAAAAACACAACAGTACCCTCTCTACCCTCCTCGAGATGACCGCACGTACCAGGAAGCAGGGATTAAAGGTCATGTCACGCGATGGTACGAAGACTTTAGAGGAAGATCCCTACAAGGCTGGCTCAGAAATAGCCCTCGCACAGGGCGAAGATGTCCAACCCCTCGGTCTGATGGAAACAGGCCGCGATCTTTCGGTCTTTATGCAGATGGTATCGGGAGAACTCCAACGTGGGTCACTCCCGCATAGCGTATTCGGGGAATTGCAGTTCCAACTCTCAGGGTTTGCACTCAATACCCTGCGTCAATCCATAGCATCTGTCATTAATCCAAGGCTCGAAGCACTCGAAGCAGTCTATAAAAATATCTGCATGCTACTCGTGGACGAGTACCTCACCAATAAGTTCGAGGCCGTCTCGCTCACCGGTCGTGCAATGAATCGTATGTACTTTTCAGAGACGATTGGCCCAGATATTGTCCGACGCGCAGGTGATACGGAGATATCCATCATCACGCAACTGCCACAGGACGATATGACCAAGTACGCAATGGCACAAACGGCACGCGAAGGCCCAACTCCATTGCTGCCTGACATGTACATCCGCGATCAGATCCTTGGGTTGCAGGATGCAGAGAGCATCGACGATGCAATCAACGCACAGATGGCAGAACGCATGTTGCCAGAAGCAACATTGATGACGCTCATGAAGGGCGCCGAAGACCAAGGGCGAATGGATCTTGCACAGATCTACCTTGGCGAATTGCTGTTCCTCATGCGACAGAAGATGTTCCAGAGGCAGCAGCAACAAGCACAAATGGGCATGGGTGGCATGGGTGGCCCGCCACAACCAGGAATGGGGCCAGGAATGGAACCAGAAGTTATGCCTGATGCCATGATGGGTGGCCCACCTCCCCCTCCAGTTCCTCCGCAAGGCGGAATGATGGCTCCGGGGACACCACGACCTGGCGCTCGAGAAGAAGCATCACTCGCTGATATAGGAATGGGAGGTTAACTATGAGTCCATTGGAATGGATGTTTGCAAATGTTGACGGTGCTACTGCAGCAAAGATTCTTGGTGAGG